CACGTTAGCAGTGGTGGACAAGAGCGTGTCGTAGTTGCCCTTGAACTTTGTCTGTGCTTCAGCGATCAGAGTCATGTCTGCAGTGCGGCCAGAGCTGATCTGAGTGGCCATCCACTGGGCAGCGTTGTTGGTGTTTTGCTTCTGCTCGTAATCGGCTTTGGTGCGAGCGTCGGCTTCCCGAGTTCGTGCATCCTGTTCCTCTTGGCGACTGACGTCGTATGCTTTCAGGCGGTACTGCTCGGCCTGATCTGTCAACCCGTTGCGTGCGTAGATGTCAGCCTGACGGGCAAGCTGCTGCGACATGGGGATTGGGCGCGTGAGCCCTTGTGTGGGGACGCCTTGAGCAGTAGCTGCTCGCTCAGCAGCAGGAGCGCCGCCTGTAGCGTACGCAGAACGCACGGCCTGAGTCTGATCAGCTGTGTACCCGCGAGCAAACCCAGTGCCCGGTGGTGTCGCCGCAGGGGCGGCAGGCTGAGGACGCACCAAGCCTTGAGGCTGGATGCTCGTGTAGTCTTCTTCTGTGCCGTATGCGCCAGTACCGAGCGCGGGAGCGGCAGGGGCGGCAGGAGCTTCGGGGGTGTACACACGTGGCTGCTCTGGGAGTTCTGCAAGGCTGGTGGTACCAGCTGCAGCGATTTCCTCAGCAGCGCGACGCTTGCGTGTTTTCTCTTCGGTTTGGTTGTACGTGTCCAACCAGCTTTTGGCGAGTCGTGTTCCAGACTCCATGCCCTGTGCGAATGCGCTTGCCATATCAGTACTCCTTATTTTCTGCCGAGGTAGCCAGCGCCCAAAGTTCCGGCCATGCCGAGCAGAGAGCCAGTCATGCCTGCTTGTTCCTGCATTGCAGCGGAGGCAAGGCTTGTCGCGCCGCCGTACAGTGAGCTGTACCCAGAAATTTGTTGTCCTGCGCCAGTGGTCATAACGCCAGCTGCGCGGTTTGCGCCTGCGGAGTACTGAGCACCCGGTGCCATGGCAGAGTTCAAGCCAGCGGTGCCAGCGGTTGTTGCTGCACCGTACGCTGCAGTAGACGCTCCAGCCAGACCACGGCCAAGACCTGTGACATCCAGCTTGCGGGCGTAGCCGAGCTGCTCAGCCTGATTGCGTGCACCTGTAGCCGCGCCTGCGCGGGCAGAAGCCAGCGCCAAGGCGTTCTGGTTGTTCATGGCCAAGGCGTTGCCTGAGCCGGGGCCAACACCACGACGAGCTTGATCACGAGTGGTCATGCCCTGCGCCACACCGAATGCACGCGAAACGTCTGCCGCAGCCTGCGAGGCCAGCTGCTCACGGTAAGCCTCAGTGTCAAACTGTTGGACTTGTGAAACCAGACCCTGCTCAAGCGGGCGGAACGTATTAGTCTGGTAGTTGTAGTAGTCACGACCCTGCCGCATTTGCTCGTCTTGCGCCGCAACCTGTGATGCAGAAACACGTTCCGCCAACGGCTTCATCTCAGCGTACTGCTGTTTCTCGAAAGCCAGTTGATCTTGACCCAAGTTATACGACAACTTAGCAGCGTAGTCAGACGACGAGGCCAAACCAGCAGCGGCGCGTTCTTGTGCAGCCTGAGCTTCAGCGGCGTTTTCGCGCCCCTCTTGCATCATCAAGCCACCAGCCACGCCAGCCACGCCAGCACCAATAAGCGCAGCTCCGCCAAGTCCCATAGCAAGACCGCCACCGACAGCAATTGCACCAACAACAGCACTCATAATCAGCTCCCCAACCCTTGGATAAGGGTCAATGTATCACCGTAATTGGTGGTAAGTTCCTCGTCAGGCTCGATCTCGCGACCTGCCACAAGCCACAGTGCACCATCGACGACAGAAAAATTGCAGTTGGGCGTGGGCGAATGGTTGGAATACCTGCCAGCCAGAGACCGTTTTCCGTCCACAAGCGCGACGCAGATTTTCTCACCTGCGCTGAACCCGCGCAAGGAAAACAAGCCTGACCCTTCAATAGCGGACTCGCGCACCTCAACGCCGTCTAGTGGAGTTCTGTCCAGCGTAGACTCGTCGACGGACACGGTACGTACAGTATCTTCAGCCAGCCCGAACGCAGCAATGGTGTCTTTGAAGCTGGCGTGGGCAACAAGTTTCTCGTATTCAGCGAATGTGTTCACCGTGATGGCATCAATGATCTGGTCAGGCTCAAGGCCCAAGTCAGGGTGCACATTGATCCAGATCGAATCTTCGTTGGCGTACGCTAACTTCTTCGTGCCAGCGGGGGACGAAAACATGGCCGGAGCCTTGATGCGCTTAGGTCCGTCTGCCGTCATGAATGTGAGGTCGCCCTGCATGCAGATATTCAGGTGCTCAGTCATGTGCAACTTGCCCACCAGCAAAGTCCCCTTGGGGATGAACAGCTCGCGGGCGTAGACGCCGCCAGAGAACACGTTGCGCACGGGCGTGTCAGCTTGTGGCTGCTGCAGCATAAGCGCCTGCAAGGCGTCGATCTTGTTGCGCAGCTTAGCCTCGCGGATGACCAGCTCTGGGCCGTTGATCGGCTCGAACAAGTCAATGGGGAATCCTTCCGGCACCCCATCAGGGTAGCAGGAGTCCACTGCCGACTGCTCTACGAGTTCAAGTTCCATAGTGCGTATTATGGCCGATCTACTGCAATCTATCCACAACGGCGTTGAGCTGGGCAATCACTTCAGCCAGTGTGGCGGTGGCGGGTAGCGGCTGCAGGCGGGTCACGTTTCTGGCCTGTCCGGTGATTGCATCCAAGTTCTGCTTCATGGACGACAGGGCCAAGTCAAGGTCGTGTTTGCCGGTCATGACGGCGGGGATAGCTGCTTTTGCCATTAGGATGCCTGCGACAGTTCTTGGGTGGTAGTTGCGACGGCAACCGAGTACACCTTGATGGATGTGCTGAGGCCCACGTTGTACACCTCAGTCAGATACCCCGAAGGCAGCCTGAACGGTCTGGACGAGGTAACCTCTTTCGTGTACACCGGAGAGCCGTTCGAGTACAGAGTGAACTGAACACGCTTCTTGATATCTGGCTGCACGTCGATGAGGGCGCTGCCGTTTATCTCGTAGGTCAGAATCTCAGCCCCGTTCAAGTGCCCAGCAACAGCATCAGGGCCGATGGCGATCAAAGCCTCGTTGGCCTCGATTAGGGAGTAGTCGATGGGCACAACGGCAGCAAACTCAGCGTGTATCTGCGCAACGGCCATGCAAACGGGGGACGGAAGCTGCATGGTGCTGCTGGTCCAGTCGCTCTCGTAGGAGCGCCCCGGGTAGTCATCCCACGCATACAGCTTTTCACCCTTGGAGGCGTACATCTTTCCATCGTAGTCATTGCGGTACAGGGCGTCAGGGCTCTCATCGACCTCGATGATGCTGTCAGGCTCGCCCATGTTCAACACCATCACGCGGCGGGTGACTCCTGAAGTGTAGGCGGCGTAGTACTGGCCGTCATGGAAAGCAGCGATGAACGACGTGGGGTTGAGCAGCTTCCACTCTTCTTCACGGTACAGCTTGCTGGTGACGCGGTTTACAGCGCCGGGTGACACGATCCACAGGCCGTCAAAGCTAGGGTAGATGGCCTCGCTGCCGATATCGACGACACCGCGAGCCGACACGCAGGGGGCATAGGTCTCCAGCGTCGTGGCGGACATGGTGTCAGGGTCGGAGCCAGTAAACAGCACGGGGTAGGTGTCGGTCAACACAATCACCGAGTTGCTAGCGGCCACAGCAGCAACGCCGACGCCCGCGAACGCATAGCGGTTACGCACCGGCCAAGAGTACGGCATGTAGGGGTCACTGAAGCACAGCTCGTTACCGGCAAGGCCAGCCAAGCAACCGTTGGGTAGACTGATCAGGCTGATCAAATTCTTCGGAGGTGTCGACGAGTCGGCAGTCGGCAGTACCTCACCGAGGTCTGCGGCAGCAACGGTGTCTACGAACGACGTAGCGCTCGTGGTTGTCTCACCGACGAACAGAAAATCTCCGGACGTGCCCACTGTGCGGTACACGCGGTACTTGTATGAGTCGACGTCGTATGTGGCTGTGCGGGCTACAGTACCGCCGCTGGAGTAGGTCTGCGTGGTTACCAGAGAAACGGTGAACTTGTTTGTGGCTGCGTCTACGCTGGCAATCCTGAAGGTGCCGTTGAGCGCAGTCATGCCGGCGACACCGGAGATCGTAATCTGTTCATACTGATCCAGCGAAAAGTCACCAGCTGCAAGCGTAACCGTAACTACGCCGGGGGATGTTGTAGAGGCAGTGCTGACCGAAAACGAGTTGGCTGGCTTGGCCGGGAGCGTGGAGATTGTCCAAGTGCCGTTGGGGTGAGCGGTGACTAGGTCTGTTGGCGGGCTGGGTGGAGATTCTTGCCCGAAGTTATCCACGAACGTAACGACGTATGACCGGCTTTCGTTGCCGCCACTACCGCCAGAGACCGTGGGGTTGCTTGGGGCCACCGCAGGCGGGCGAATGCCGAGTGCCAAAAACTCTGTTGGGTACGGCAGGTTCTGCACCGCCAGTGCGTAGCTGGACATCCTCGGAGAAAAGGACTCGCTTGCAAAGTAAAAACGACCATAGACGTCGTTGGCATTAGGTGATTGGGCGACGCTGACTACTTCAGGCCACGACAACCAGTTGTCCTCATACGCTCCATTGACGAACGCTCGGTAGCGGTACACCGTGGTGATCTGCTCCTCAGCATCAAACACCAGACTGAGGCCCGCAAGAGGTTCCAGTTTGCCGGACGTAATCTTGCAGTTCATGGCGCGAGTGGCGTAGTTGGGCTGCAACAGTCTGTCGCTCACACGAGGGACTTGGCCTCGAAACGCCTTGATGTTTACTGCTGTCATCTTCTACCTTACTGCTTGATCGGCTTGGTCTGAATGATCGAAATGAAGACGGCACCCATGTCCAAGTGCCACCACTTAGTCCTAAATGACGCACGTCCGGGGTGATCGTGGTGCAATTTGTGCTGCCACTCGCCCCCAGTTGGGAAAATAAACTCCAACAATGGCAAGTCGCGTGCGCCACCCTCACGGCGATGACTGAGCATCTGGTGGATGACACCAAAAGCCTGTGCGGTCCCCATCGGCATCAAGTAGCCAAAGACAAAAAATGTAGGGGAAATCGCCAGTAAGCAGACCGCAAAACAGAACCACAAGCCGAGCCAGTAGCGATGCACAAAATCAAGGGTTGGATCACCAACGATGCGCTTGAACCGACCCATGACCATGGGGACATCACGAAACTGCTTAAAAAGCATGTACCGCCAGTTCACCTCGTGCGGGTCGAGGTCAGTGTCCGAATGAACGTGGTGCGTGGCGTGCGCAGTAGCCCAAGCATAGGGTGATCCGTAGAGCAAGGTCACGCTGTAGTAGGCCATGAATTTATGCCAGAAAGGCGTGGTCTTGAAAGCGCCGTGCGTAAAGTAGCGGTGCAGCCCAGCCGACACAATCATGGTGTTGAAGTGGTGAACCAACGGCCATAGCAACAACCACCACGCGCTCACTTGATCGGTGACGACAAGCCAAAGACCGATCGCAATCCCGATCATCCCCATCAAGTAGCCAAACCCAACATGCCACCCTGCGTGTTTAATCACGATCCGCTCCAATCAAAAACCCATAACAGTCACCGGAAGCAACCAGCGCGCCGCCGTCATGGACAAATGCGCTTCCGTTTTGGAATGTTCCAAGCGCTCCTGCGCACAACAGGACTCGCTGGCCAACTGGTGCAGACAGCACCTCACCATCGGCAAGGCGAAACACCTCGACCTGCGGCAGAGCACCACGGTTGGCATGCCAATTGAAGCACCAGAACTCAAATTCAGTCAGTGCCGTGTGCATCATCACACCGGCTGGCGTATCGGGACGATCACCAGAAAACATACCCGGCACCCGATTGTCGAAGACAGTGCCATCCTCATGGGTGAAGCTGGCCCGGCCTTTGACGTAAAGAGTCGAGTTCGGGGCGGCCACCCGGGGCACTGGTGCGGCTGCGCGAGTGGTTAGCACGTACCCGACGGGCAAGATGTGGCGGTGCACAACCCACCCAAAGGCTTTCATGGCTTGCACCAGCGCCTCATCCCCGCGAGCATCTTCTTCGGCGCGCCACGCTTGTCGGTTTGGTACGGTCGCCATGTCAGCTTTGCGCCTCAAGGTCGTACACAATCTGCGCAGCTTGCGGCAACTCCGCAACCGGGGTAATGCTGCCAGTCACCCCGACTTCAGGAACGACTACGGCTCGCTCCTGCTCCATCCAATAGGCAACCGGCTCGTACATCTTGATGACCGACTCAAGCGTCTCACCCCGGTATGGAAGACGCGCTCCGATACGCATGGACTGACGCCCCTCCGCGGCGTATACGACTTCCATGCAGCGTGCTGCTTCGTCCACGCTGACAATTTTGTATGTGTATTCGATGCTCATGTGATTGCTCCTAATCTTGTTCCTGTTGACACCCAAGTGATATTTGCGTTTCCTGTCACAGCACCCCCGGCAGCACCGCCAGATGTTGCTGCGACTGCTATGTAGCCTATGGAGCCGTTTCCGCCAGATGAACCAGCCGCCCCCCAGCCACCACCAGCACCTCCAAGACCGCCGCCGCCGTTATAGCCTCCGCCAGAACCGTTGGCAGAAACAGTACCGGCTGTTCCGCTATAACCGTTGTAGTTAAACCGAAATCCTGATGCCGTACCACCTGAACCCGGGACGGAGTTTGCAGCAGCAGATGACCTGCCGCCACCGCCACCGCCACCAGCGTAACCGTCACTGTCCTTGCCTGCTGAGGCGATTCTGAAAGCGCCTCCGCCTCCGCCACCACCGCCACCACCGATGGTTCCGCTGTTTGTAATCGAAACAGCCACGGAAACGGCCAACGCAAGACCGCCTGAAGAACCTGCGGTTCCTGACCCGGATGGATATGCGCGACCATTGCCGCCAGCGCCCCCCATGCCAACGATGAAGCCGTTATTCGCAAGCGATACACCGCCGGGGAATGAGCCGTCGATGGTAAGAGCCGCAGTGCCTGTGCTGTTACTGCTAACGTAGACGCCAGAGCCTATCGTCGCAATAACTTTACTGGACTGATTCCAGCCAGCGTTAACTGCCAACGTGCGCAGGTTTGCATTGGTCTGATTACTTGATATTGTGAACGAGAATTCGTTGGCCTTGCCGTAACCCTGCGACATGCTGATCGCACCGGAAGGTACGCCAAACAGCGTCCGAGTGGTCGAGTCGCCCAAACTTCGTGTGGCAGTGGCAGAAACACCAAGCTCGGTGTTGACCTGGCCAAGAGAAATTGTTCCTGATGCAGGTAGCGTCATATCACACCGTCCCGTAGGCTGTGACGTTACCTACAACAGTAAGGTTCCCTGACGAGTCGAGTTTGGCCTTATTGACACCACCATTCTTAAAGTACAAAACACCCGATAGCTCCTCAACGACCCAGTTGGTCGTAGCAAGTTTTGTCGCATTAGTTGCATTCGTGGCTGTTGCAGCGTTGCCAGTAGTATTTTGGTTGCCTGCGGTGTTTACTCCGGGGAGGTTGATGTTGGCAGTACCGTCAAAACTTACTCCGCCGATAGTTCTGGCGGTTTTTAGCTTAACCGCATCTCTGGCTGTACCGTCAATCTGCTGCAAAAATGTCTGTGTAGCAGTCCATGTATTGGCGCTTTGAGACAGGCCTACCGAGGTCTCCACGTCAGCCGCAGTGAGTCGGAGGCCGATCACAGTGCCCGCCGGAAAAACCAGTGCCGTTGTGTCCTCTTGGCCACGCAATACGTTCGACATAATGGCGGAACCGGCAGCACGAGTGCGCACATACACGATTTCGACGTTGCCGAGTGAGTCTTGCAGCGTGGCCTTAAACCAATTACTGGCCGTAGGTATGGTCGCCAAATTGGCATTGGCTACAGGGAACAAATCGGCTTTTGCGGCCTCGACAACAATTGAGGTTGCGGTGTCTGAGATGCCCGCTGTAAGCAGTGCTCGGGCGTTGTTTGCATATTTCTGAGGCATTGCCTGCTCCTTATGTGCTGGGCACTATTGTACTTGGCGCAGCGTTAGACCGCCATAGTGCTGGCGACTGTCTGCACCGCAGCAACACGTCGACCCCAGCCTTTACCGAATGTACCCCAGTGGGGCAAGTCCATCAAGAACGACAGGCGGCGCTTGGCGTAATCTTCCACCAAATCTGCTGGGTCAAATGCAGCCACGGCGGCCAGAGTCTTCGGGCCGATGCCACCGTCTTGGTCCACGCCAACACAACCTTGCAGCCACTTGGCAGCGCGCCCGGGGCCGCTGTTCACAGCAGCATCGAAGACACAGTAGTCAACGCCTGCAGGCAGGTCGTCTCCTTTGATCTTGTCCCAGTACTTGGCTTTGTACATCGGGCCCACCAGCTCAGGAGTCAGGGCCCGCATGGTCTTTTCGTCTACCTCGTGGCCAACCCACTCCTCCCAGACGCGCTTTGTCACGCCGAGGTTGGTCATGCCGCCGGGATCGTCTTTATGAAAAACATAGCCTCCCTCATGGTGCAGGACGGCCTTCAGCGCGGATTCAAAGTTGGCTTTCATTTCAGCTCCTTCAACTTTCGATTCTCTTCGCCCTTGTCCTTGGAGCCCTGCGAGCTGCCACGGTGGAAGTTCAGTACGGTGCCGCACATGGTGATGAGCGAGCCAAGCGCCATGTAGACCAGCTCTTTGTTCTGCTCAGGCACGCCTTTGATGAACGCAAACCAAGCCAAGAAAATGGTGGCCGAGACAATACCGATGTCCAGCGCATAGGCCGTGTTCTTGGCCAGCCACGAGGCTTCAGTCGATTCCTGAATCTTGGCGTTCATGTCCCGAGCGCTGTCGGTGTTTGCGTGTTCCAGTTCGGCCAGCTTGGTGTCGTTGGCCATCTTGGCCAATTCGCCGTCTTGCGCCATCTTGGCAAGGTCCATCTGCGCTTTGGCCTTGGCCTCAGGGTCCGGGATCAGCTTGTCGATGAGCTTGCCACCTACGTCCAATAGTGCGGTCAATGGAAACATGTTTACCCCTCAATCAGTTTTTCAACCAGCTGCTCGAGTCTGGCGATCTTTGCGTCTTGCTCAACAACGCGCTTGGCCAGCTCAACGGCGGACACGAGGGCGGCGTTGCCGTAGGACACAGTTAAAGTATCGTTCAACCCCATCACTACTGCTTCCGGCATGACTTTTTGCAACGACTGCGCAGACACGCCAACTTGCGTTATGGCTTCATCAATGCGGTCGTAGATGCCGTGCTTGACGTTTGCCAGCTCGGAAATAAAATCAATAGGGAGCGAGCGCCAGTTCTTCTTGAGCTTCTCATCCGAGTAAGCGGTAACGTTGCCTGCTGCAACCATGTTACCGCTCGGGTCAGAATACCAAGACCACGCACCGCGACTCCAACCGCCAAGGCCGAAGTAACCGTCCGGCCTTAGGTGCATGTGTATTGCATAGCTGCCGGTGCAGTGGAATGCGATAGCGGCTACGTTTGCATCTCCAGTGCCGCCGTTGTTCCTGAACTCCGCGCTTACCACACCGCCTGACGTGGTAGACCCTGCTACCGCAGCACTTGTCCACTTTGCATTTGCGCTATTGGCATTCGTGGCAGTAGCGGCATTGCCCGTACAAGAACCTGAGGAGCCTGTGACGTTACCTGTCACGTTGCCCGTGACGTTTCCGGTCAGTGCGGCAGTGATCGTCCCAGCACTGAAGTTGCCCGAGGCGTCCCGCTGTACGATCTTGGAAGCTGTGTTCGCAGACGTGGCGTCACCGGCTACGAGCTTTTGCCCAAGCTCAGTGTTCAGGTTCGTGAAGTTGGTGTCGACCTCCGTGTTGGTCAGCGGAGACCCCTTACCAGCTCGGGTGACAATCGTAGCCATGGGCGGCCCCTATCAGGAAACGGTGATAGACCAAGTGACGCTCATGGCGTCGTCTGCACCTTTGTTGACCACCGCGAACACTGTGCGGCACAGCATCGTGCCAGCCGAAGCAGCGTTGAACACGCCGGCCTCAACGGCAGCGCCAGTGGCGGTGCCCGCAGGGAATGTGGCTGTGTAGGTGACGACAGCGCCAGCGACGGTGCTGGAGGCTAGTGCCACGCGGCCAAGCTCAGCGCCCAGTGCAGTGTTGCCTGCAGCCGCAGCTGTGTTGGTTGAACCGAGCGCCATGTGGCTCATGGCCGTGGGGGTGCCGACCATACGGGCGGCGATGAATTCTTTGCCGGCAGTGACAACCAAGTTCTTGATTTCGCGCTGGTCTTTGACTTGGCCGTCCGCGCCGGTAACGACGATGCGCACTTGGCCTGTGATTTTGATCTGATCGTTGATCATGCTGACACTCCTAGGTAAAAGTTCTGGATTCGCCGACGTAGTCTTCGGCAAAGTACGTCGGGTCGCAGTAGTTTTGCGAAACCAAAGAGCCCTCGTCAGAGGCCCCAATCATATCGCCAAACGGTTTGTTGTGGGAAAACACTTTGGTGTCTACGGCGAAAACGACGTTGGCCACATTCTTAGCAAACACAAAAACGGAGCCGTCCGTCGCACCCAGCAAATCGTTTATGCCCACGCCGTCGAACACGCGCTTTGTCAGGGCAGGCCGCGCCACGTCAGAAATCGAGTATGTGTCAGCGAACGGCTTGGATGTCGTCTTGTATGGCCTGTCTGTTGGGGCCACGGAGTCGGCAAACTCCCGGATAAACACCCGCACAGCCGCAAACACTTCTGTGAAGCTGACCGAGTCATTGAGGCCTTTGACAACCTGCAGTGTCAAATCATCGACAGTGGTTGTTGCATCCACGATGTCCGCAAACTTCTTGGCGACCGCAAGGGCCACAGCGTCACTGACCACTACGATCTCAGGGACGTACTTGAACCGCCCTGTCGTATCCAAGAAAGCGCTGTTGTTGAGCAGGATGTAGGACACATCCGCCACGGGTGTCACAGCGCTGGCACTGGCCCCGGCAAGCACGACACTTACGCTGACTCGGGGCTTTACAACCCGCAGAGACGACGTCGTCGTGTTGCCTGTGACCCGGATTCCCATCAGAAGTCCTCACGCACCTTGAAGCGCAGTGTGTCATACACGGTCTGAATCTGGCCGTCGGCGAACGTCATCTCGATCTCACCTTCGTAGTCGCCGGGCTCGCCCTGCAGCATCTCTGGGGCAGACGCTGGGTAGAACACGACTTGGCCGTTGGGCCCGTCAGTCACGGAACCCGTCACAGTGGCAGTGAGCTCAGTAGCTCCGGCAGCCCGGAACTTCAGAACGACCGTAGCTCCCGTAAGAACCACCGGCGCTCCGGTGGTGTCATCGGTGATGTTGCACACGAGGGCGGGGCGGGTGTCGTTTTGAACAAGCCTAATTTTTTCAGTCATGTCAGTCCTTAGGCAATAGGGCGCTGGCGCACCATCAAGTTGATACCACGGAAGTCGCGGATTCTGGCAGTTGTGATGGCCCGCTCGTAGATGGCCTTCTGGGTTGTGGCCATGGCCACGTCGGTCCACTCTTTGTTCGGGATCATGGCCAGTCGCGCAACGGTGCCGCTCACGAGGGTGTCGGCCCATGTCTCGTAAATCCAGTCTTCCACGCCGGAGCCTGTGCGGCTGGGCTTCAGAACGGCGTAGACCTTCAAGACTGTCCGCTCCTCAGGTACAGGGGCGATGAAGATGCTGCGATCGGCGTTGACCCAGAACTCCCGGGGGTCGCCTTTCTGACCCAGATTCTGGGTGGCGACCAAGCGCAGGTCCGTGCGGTCGAGCGGCAAGTCGTTGTGAATGACGGAGATCACGTCCTCGACCACGGCGTCAGCATCCAAGTCGTACTCGACGGTGCCAGAGGTGACATAGATCGCGTCGATCTGCTCGCGCCACAGGTACGTGCGGGCGAAGAAGTCTGAGGCCACGATGGCCAGATACTCCTTCATCGTCGCGTTCGGGCAGTCGTTCAGGTGCGGCGACAGCAGCGGAAGAAAGTCATCCCATGTTTTTGCCATTACGCAACTCCCGGCTGCGAGGCAGCGTCAACTTGTTGTTTCGTGCCCAGCGCGTTCTGGAACGCTTGGTAGTGCGCGACGGCCCGCTGCATCATGGCTGTCTGCTCGGCGTCCTTGCTGTATGCGCGGTACATCATGTAGTCAAACAGCGCGGTCGCAAAGATGTCGTCGATGCGAATTGTCTCGGCAGTCGTGGGGTCAAACAGCTGGGTGTCAGTGAGCGCGTGCTGGGCGGGCAGTATGGAGTAGATCACCTCCAGACGCGCAGAAGTCGTGGCTGGCGGGTACACCAGAAACTCTTTGGGCGTGCGGGGGTCAAACGTGTACAGCTCGATGGTGGCGGTCGGCGTCTCGGCGTACCAAGAGCGGCGCTGGGTGTCGAGGCTTTTGCGGGATGTCACGTAGATGCTTGACATGTCCGACGTGATGGCGAGGTTGCGTACAACCTCAACCAACCGGATGGCGTTAGGGAACGACCCGGTGATGTTTTGGCGTGGTCCGGCCACGCAGGTGAACTCGGCGGTCTGGGTGTTGACATCGGGCCGCAACCCGATAGTCTCCTTGTACGCGTCGTTGAGCCAGTACTGCAGCTCGGCAACGGTCCACCGCACAGAGTCTTCGTCCTGCAAGAGCGTCTGTGCCCTCACGATCAGGTCAACAACTTTCACGGTGGCCATGGTCTACCTCACAGTTCAGGCTCTACATCAGCCAATTCTACCGCAGCAGGAGCTTCAGGGGTAGATTCTGCTTTCTTGGAGCGGGCTGGCTTCGCAGCAGTCTTGGCAGCGGCCTCATCGACAACGGCGTTGGAGTGGGCATTGGCCAAGTCTTGGCCTTCTGTCGTGTACACCCATTCGGCACCGTCCATGCGAGCCAAAATCACAATCTTGCCATCAACAACAGCGCGGGCTTTGTTGGACAGAATCTCGCCACCGAGGCGTTCGAGCAATTCGAGGATGTTCATTGTTTCTCCGTTAAATGAAAAAAGGGGCTCCGAAGAGCCCCTTCATTGTGCCACCGATCAGGTAGCTGAGCCAACTTGGGCAATGACCATGGCTTCAGGCTTGACGACCTTGCGGCCATACACAGCCAAACCACGGACGATGTCGCCGAAGTCAGTCTGGTTGCGCAGAGGCTCAGTCTTGTTCACGGTCATGGCGAAAGACGTTGCAGCCTTTGTACCAGCGACCATCAAACGACGGGCCTTGGCGCTAGCCACAGCACCACCAGTGGCGGGGTCGGTCAAACCAGCGACCAGTGCCTTTCCTGCAGCGCCTTTTGGCAACAGGTTGGACACGTACACAGTGAAGCGGTCCAGCATGCCGATCTTGCCACTGCGGATGGTCGACTGGGAGTCGCCAGTGAAGTAGGCTTGAGCGATGTTGGATTGCATCAACAGGTGGCGGTCGAAGGGGCTGATCACCAAGAAGCGACCATCTTCAGGCACGTTCTGCTCGTCCAACACTGTGGACATGCGCAGGATCGCCTTCAAGACGTTCTCAGGGGTGGCTTGGTCGATGGGAGCGGTATCAGTGCCCAAGTTGTAGGCAGCAGAGATCGCACCAGCGGTAGCGCCTTCGTTGGCAGCGGCAGGGCCTTCGGTCACGAAACTGTTGAAGAACACTTCGTTTTCGATGCTGATCTTCAGCTGCTTGGCGGCGTCTTCGGTGAACATGTTCATCAAGTTCATGTCGGACTGATAGGCCAACACGTCGTTGACTTGCACGCCGAAGTACTTGCCCTTGTTCACTTGCATATCTTGGAAGATAGGAGTGGGGATTTCGTACGACAGGGACTGGCCAACGGTGTAGTCGGAGATGCTGATCGAAGGAGCCAGACGGATACGGATGGTATCGCCTTGGTTCTTCAGTTCACCTTCGTAGTCGGTGTTGGAGATTTCCGACAGCATGGTGTTCTGGTAGAACTTGGCCAGCAACTTGCCAGACCACAGAGTGGGGATGAACGCACCGGAGTACGAGGGGGTGGTGGCAAAGCCACCGGAGACGGGATAAACTGCAGGCATGATGGCCTCCTAAATTAAGACAGGTTGGGGTTCAACGCTGTGTCACTGGTCACGCAACTACGCGACCTTCCATGAACGCAGCATCAATTTCAGCTTCAAGTTTCTTTGCCGCGTCGGTTTGCCCTTTGGTCCCCAAATCTGCAGCCTTACGGAACATCTTCTCGATGTCCGAGTTGGTGTAGACCTTGCCTTTTGGCGAGGCGCTGGGGGCGCTAGAAGCACCACGATTTGGCTGAAGTTGACGTTCCAGCTCTTCGGTTTTGTCGGTCTTTTGCTCCACGGGTGCAGTGTTCTGCTTGAACAAGGACACGTAGTGTGCAACGCCTTCAGCATCGCCTCGGTTGAACGCTTGCTGCGCAACAGAAGCTCGGGGGGCTCGGAGCAGCGGGTCTACTTCGTTCAGCCAAGCAATCCACTTGGGATCAGCATTGACCACTTCAAAGTCCGGCACCAAACGGTACAGGCGCTGCTCGAAACTTGCTTCGGACACTTGGG